CCGCACATAGGTTGTGTGAACCATGGCAGTTTGAAAGACCTTCGGGTTTTGAACTCGGTAATGCGGAAGACCGTGCTTGTGGAGAATCGCATGAATATCTCGTTCAGTAAAGTATCTATTGTTCGGATTATAGGGATTGTAGGACTCCATGAATTAGAATACCTCGAGTAACAATTTGGATCGTCCGTTTTGCGCCAACTCATAAAAACGGATTTGTCAATTCCGGGCAGAGAGGTATTTGTGTTACAAGAACAACCCAACAATTCAAAATGCTCACCATCAACACCCCCAAGGAGTGGAGCGTGCCCTCCTCTCAGACCTCTCGTCGCTCGACTCCCTACTCCGAGGAGGACGAGGACCGCACTCCGACCCCCAAGGCGGGCGACTGCGACACCTGCGGACGCTTCTGGCCCGACCTGCAGTGTGCCGCTGCCTACAAGGACGAGTGCCCGTGGTGTTACGATGACCGCTACGGGTTCGGGCTTGCACCGTACCCCCGCGTGCCCAAGATGCCGTCCCTGACTCGGCTGTGCTGTATGTGTAGCGACCACCACGTGTCTGCCTTCGGGACCCGGTGTAGCTCGTGCTATACCACCGAGTGCATTCCCAACTGTGGCACCTGCAAGACCCTCTTCAAGAAGGACCGGAAGACCCACCTGGCACAGACCAGCGAGTGGTATATCTGCCTGGACTGCTGGTTCAAGGAGAACGAGGCAGGATTGGACCCTGCCCGTTTCAAGACGGAGGAGGAGAAGCCCCTCGGGTTTGACGAGGAGCGGGAGAAGATGCTCGCCCTGAAGGAGTATGTGTATGGCCCCCAGTGAACTTCCTGGGAAGTGTATGTGCGTGTGTATGATGTATTTTTAGCTTCCACTTAAAAATATCTCTGTCCTATTCATACACACATTGATGGTCAAACACATTCACACTCTGGCACTTCGCGCAATGCAGACGAATCAGTCGGTTGCGGCGTCTCTCACTCGGATCCAACATGGGTTCATGCCGGAGAAAAACATAGATCAGGCCCAACAGGTTCTCCAACAACTGCAAGAGATGCTCGCCGAAATGCGCAAATCGCTCGTTGCTCCCCCTTCACACTCCTCCAACGCCGTTCCTCTCAAATGATTACTCAACAGACTTCAGATCAAACGTATAATCGGTTGCCACCAACTTCGGTTCGTGGCGACGCACAATTTCCTTCATGACATCTGCCCCGCGATCGGGGAGGATATCTACAAGGTACTCCTCCAACTGCTTCTTGGAGAGAGTCCACCCCTTTTTCCACTCGCCCGGTTTCTTCATTGAGAACACCATCTTGGACTGGTTCAGTTCAATCTTCTCGGGGAGATCGCGGTGCTCCGTGTAGGCAGCGGCAAGATCCAGCTCCACCGTGCGGCGCTGGTCGCGAAGATCATTGGCGCGAGAGTTGATCTCCGAAATCTTGCGGTTCACGTCAAGGTAGCGCGAGATGTACGTCTTTAGAGAATCCATGTTTGTTGTGGATGAGAGCAGAACAAAAACATCCGTTTTGAACAAGAGATGTCCTGGCTTGACGAAGACGAGATTAATCGGTTGCGCCAGGTCTACAACAAAGAACACCCGCGTGAAAAGAAGATCACAGAGTCAACTCCCGAGAAGGAGTGGGCCGAACTCAAGAGTCGTCTCCAGTCCAAGTGCAAGACGGGTCGCGCGGAGTGTATCCTCTCCTCGCTCATGCAGCGCCCTCGTGCGCCCAAGGAGTGGGCACTCAACCGGTACGAGTGGTTGTCGTCCGACGACATTCAGGCGATCGAGAAGAACTTCTCCGACGTGTTCTCGGATTACTTCTTCGTGGGATCCGTGCCGATTGACTTTGATCTTCAGACCGAGACTCGCAAGTGTCTTGTGTCTACGCTGTGTGCGATGAAATTGCCCGAACTCTACAAGAAGGGCAAGCACCGGATTGGCATTGTGATCAACACCGATCCCCACGATGGACCGGGTCAGCATTGGGTGGCCGTGTTTTGCGACATTCGCCCCGAACTTGAGTACCCCCGGTTCACGTATTTTGATTCGTATGCGATGACGCCCGAGAAGGAGATCCAGACCCTCATGCGCAGATGGAAGACCCAGTGGGACGAGACAGGCATTCACAAGAGTCCCATGCGCCTCACCTACAACAAGACGCGCCACCAGTACAAGGATTCCGAGTGCGGGATGTATTGCCTCTATTTCCACTATGCGTGCTGCATGAACCTCCCCATGGACGAACAGATTCCGGACGATGTCATCAACGGATTCCGCAACCTGCTGTTTAAGATGCCGAAAATAGAATCGGCAACCAAAGAGTAATGGAGTGGCTCGTTTCGCTCATCCTCATCGGCGCCATTGGATACCTGGTCTGGGACAAGGCGAAGATCATTGAGGCGCCCCACCTTGCGATGCGCAAGCGCCTGTGTGACTACTATGCCGCGGGGTCCGTCTTTGAGGACATCCCTACCGCTCTGAAGCGTGGCGTTCGCCTCCTGGAACTCCACGTCTACTCGGACGAGCAGGGGTGGCCGGTGGTGGCCAAACATCCCCTCAATGGGGGGTACGATTATGCGCTGGACAATGTCACCTTCCAGCAGGCGTGTATTGACATTGTCAACGATGCCTTCCCATCACCCGATCCTTTCATCCTCTCGATCAACTCTCACACGGAGAACGCAGTGACCCTGAACCGCATCGCAGACATTCTCAAGACCACCGTGCATCGCCAGCTTGTTGATGGGCCCGTTCTGCCGAGCACTCCCCTTGAGTCTCTTGCGAACAAGCTTGTAATCGTATCGGGCGGATCCGCCGCCGGAACCGAGCTTGATGCTCTGGTAAACATGTCGTGGGCGGGTTCCTCTCTCCGCCGTCTCTCCTACCAGCAGGGTGTTTACCCTCGCGAGGAAGCTGAACTGGTAGGATTTAATCGTGATCGCATTTCCATTGTGGCACCCGACGCCTCGTTTGGGAAGACGGGTGCGAACGTAGATACTCCGTTTGCGTATGGATGTCAGTGGAATCTGTTTCCCAGCAGTCGCATCGGTCCAGGATTTGTAGAAAAACCGACGAGCCTCCAGGGTCGCGCGTAGGAATTTCTCACGCGTTAAGACAAACAAATGGACACCGTAACAGACATGGCCGGCGGCAAGCGTAGCAAGTGGATGGCACTCGTGAAGAAGACCATGAAGTCTCGCAAGGGCATGTCCCTGAAGCAGGCGATGAAGCTCGCGAAGAAGTCCTACAAGAAGACGGGCGGTGCGTCCCTGTCCCCTGCGGACTACTCGGGCGCCGCTGCCGCGCCCACGGAGGGTGGTCGTCGTCGCCGGGGCACCCGCAAGACGCGCAAGGGTGGCCGCAAGCATTAAAAACGAACACGATACCCAACGCTCCCAATAAGTCAATGGATCCTCCAAAGACGCGCCAAGAGAGCAAAAAATCAACCAAGGACAAGAAAGCGAGCGTGTACTCTGCCAAGCACATCCGCCAACTAGAAGCCCTCCGCGACCTCAGGAAGAAATGAGATTTCTATGAGCGACCCGATACGTCTTCCGATGGTCTCTGTCTTTCGTGCGACCACCTCCCACAAGCTTTCTACACGTTTTTCCATGGTACGTCTTCTTGGAGCATCCGCTCCTGTAATACGCTACGTGATGTGCATACCCCTTGAAGGGTGGCAGCTCAGCACGAATAGACTTGGACAAGGCAGACAACAGCCCATAGGTCCATTTCATGTACGACTTGCGAGATCGCAGATCTACCTCATGATCCTTCAGATACCGCGTGTACACCTTGCGAAGTGCCTCAAAGGGATAGACTTCCGAAAGCGCATGGTGGAAGACACGTTGGCGGCACATGTCTGCCGATTCAGGATGCTCGGAGAAGTTTGCCGCAACCGCAAACAGATAATCGCGACCAGGCACCGCGACCGGTTTCATCTCCATGTACCGCTTTTTGACTTCTTCAAACGAGGGGTCTTCCTCCGGGTTGACAACCGTAGGATCCGTCTTGGCCTGCTTCCGCAACTTGTCATTGACCATGTTGTGGAGGGCGTACAACCATTTGCCCGGATCACCGCGCAGGGGGTTCTCATGAACAAACTCGGTCGTGCTCTCCCGACAGAACCGACAGGGAAGGTAGTCCTTGATTCCAAGGAGAAATTGATCGGGGTATTCCGATCTGAACGCAATGAGGTGGAAGAGTTGCCACGCCGACGGTCCCCAGAAGCGCGTGTCCATTGTTATGTGCGAGGTGAAAAGAAACTCTCACTCCTTCAACAAATGCTGGACACAAAGGACCTTATCATTCTGACCGCCGCGTTCTACCTGGGGAGCGTAGTCTCCAAGTTTTTCACGGCGCTGTCGGACGGACTCATCACCCCCATCCTGGCACCGGCTGCCTCCGCCGGAAAGGGTGTCGCCGAGTTCTCCGTCGACATCGCGGGCGTGAAGCTGAAGATCGGTGAGGTCGTGACCGCGCTGGTGCAGTTGATCATCTCCTTCGTGCTGGTGGTGTTCACCATCGGGTACCTGCGTACGTATTTCCTCTCCAAGATTGGCGCCGGCAAGGTTGCCACGATGATGTAAAAAAATCAACACACACATACAAATGGGACTTTGGGACAACATCAAGTCAACTCTTGGCATGGCGCCCGCCACAGAGGAGGTCGCTACTCCGGCACCTGCGCCGGCACCTGTAGGCGGACCTTACGGTGGCAAGAAGCGGGGCAAGAAGACGCGTCGCGCCAAGAAGGGCGCTAAGCGGACCCGAACTGGAAAGCGGTCCACCCGTTCCTAGGATACTTACCATACGCAGCAACAACGCGCTTAATCAACTCATCGGTCGAAGCACGGCCATTCAACTCATTGCTACGCTTCCATTCCTGGAAGACAGACTTGATAGAATCTTTCGTAACAGACTCAGGACCATCCCCAGCCTCCTCATACGCGTGGAAGTACTCGCGCATGAAGCGGGCAATGATGTCGCTGTCCTCCTTGTACTCGTTGGTGTACTCCATCACCTTCGCCGGCGGAACCAGGCGACCCTCCTTGCGGAACTCCTTGTAGAGGTGGACCAGATAGGCTACGAAACACGCAGACCAGTCCTCCGATACGACCTTCTGTACGATCGTCTCGTCAATTGGCAACTCGTTGTGTGCCTTGGGCTCGTGGACGAACTTCATCGGGAAGTCAATCACCACCAGTCGGCGCCAGGTGCCGCCGTCCGTCGTATTGACCTTGGGTTTCTCATTGCACGCCAGATGGAATCGTGCCTGGATGTCAAAGTCAATCATCTGCTTGCTGCCCGCATACAGATCGCGCGCCGTGATCTTCTCACACGACGCCAGTTCCTTCATCAGACCCGTATTGAGGGGCACCTGCTCATCGGGCTCCTGCATCGTCACAAAGCGGCGACCCTTCATACGCACCAACTCGGGCGCGGCCGCTGCCGACTTGTTCCGCTGCTGAGTCAGCAGACTGATCGGCGCCTTGCAGCAATAATCGCCCATCGCCGTCGCCATCAAATTCATCAGCATGGACTTGCCGTTCGAACCCGATCCCGTGAGAATGTGGAACTTTTGTGCCTCATTGCCACCCGACAGACACGTTGACAGGTG